TGCTGGTGGTTCTTCTGCTGGTGGTTCTTCTGCTGGTGGTTCTTCAGCAGGAGGTTCTTCAGCAGGAGGTTCTGGCTCTACAGGAGGTTCAACAGGAGGTTCTTCAGGTTCTGGTTCTGGTTCTACTGGTGGAGGTGGAGGTGGGGGTGGAGTTAAATCATCAACAAAAACTTGAGTAGCAACTACATCTGAATACTTAGCAAGTGAGTCATTATCTGAACGAACACTAATTTGATAGGTAGTGTCTAATCCACCAGTTGACTCAAATAAAGATGCTGAAAGAATAATGCTTGTGTTAAGAGCATTAGCATCTCCTGCGTTTCCAGTTGCTATACCCCAGCCGCTACTTCCAGTTGACCAAGAGATTGCGTAACGCTCTGGAGAAATTACGCCAGGTTGTGGGGGGTCCCAAGAAACTTGAACATCACCATTACTTAATTGAGTAACAACAATGTTTGTAGGTGGAGCAATAGGACTTTGAAGAATAACTTCTTGTGCTACAACGGTCTGAGCAGTTTGTACAGCCTGGATTGCTTCAACAGTTTCTGTAATTGCTGTTTGAGCAAGAATTACTGCTGTGTCCATTGCCTCTACAGCGTCTTCAGCATCTTGTAAATCTGCTTGAGCATCGGCTAAATTATCAGCAGCAGCGTCTTCTTCTGCTTCTAAAAATTCAAGTTCATCTTGCTCTGTCTCAACATTTGCTTCAGCAGTAGCCAATGTTTGAAGTTGCTGAGTAGTCGCTGATGACTGAGTAAACTCTGAGCCAGGAATAACTTCCCAGGTGCCATTATCTGTATAACGCATAAGCGCTACCCAAGCGCCTCCACCATTTTCGTAGTACCACAATTCAAGTGCTTTTCCAGTTCCAGCGGTAGTTGTAACATCAGCAGTTGAGCCTCCGCCACCCTTGTCATACCAGTCATTAATGACAAGTTCGCCATCAAGATAGAGTTTTACTCCATCATCTCCTGGAGCGTGTAAGTATTGAGTTCCAGTAGTTTGAGGAGTCCAAATTCCAGAGTACTTAACAACTACATCCTCTGCTTTATTACTTCCAGCAACTGCCCCACCACCCCATTGTTCATCAATGCCATTTGTATCAGTAGTTGTAAGGATTGGAGTTGCTCCTGCTGGAACTACAGGTGCAGCATTTTGCCCTTGAGTGTCATAAACCTCGACCTTTAGTCCTGGAGTTGTAGCAGCATCTACTACTGCTTGAGCAGTGGCCTCGATAGTAACGGCTTGCGTTACTACTACCTCTTGAGCATCTACTGCTGCTTGTGCTCCCTGTAAAACTTCTGTCTTATCAACAACCACTGCTGTCGCTGCTTCTACTGTAGGAGCAGTTTCAGCAAGAGTTATGGCATTGTCCATAGCAGTCTGTGCTGCTTCAACTGCTTCTTGTGCCTCAACGACTGCATCTACAGCAGCATCAACTACTGCAATTATTTCTGGCTTCTGTAGTGGTAGTGCGTCTGAAGAAGCAACTACTGTTTGTAAAGTACTAGAAACAGTCTCTATTGCAGCAGCAGAAACAATAACTTGAGCCTGAGCAACAACTACAACTGCCTCTGCAACAGCAGTAGTTGCTTCTTGTGTTGAAGAAACAGCAGTAACTGTCGCTGTTTCAGCAGTATTTTGTGCAGTTGCTGCGGTAGTTTGTGCAGTTGCTTGAGTTGTTTGTAGAGTGGTAAGCGTGCTTTGCTCTGTAGATAAAGTTGTAGTAGCAGTTGTTTCTGCTGTTTGTAAAGTTGTAAGCGTGTTTTGGGCTGTAGATAAAGTTGTTGCTGCTTCCTGAGCCGCTGCTACTAATGCAGGGTCAGAAGATGTTTTAGTTATAGAGATATTGTCAACAATATAATAATCAGCGTCTTTTGTAATTGTTATGGTCTCAATGGATGAGCCTGTTATTGTTTCGGTAGAAGTATATTGAACTGCTTGTGTCTGGGTAGACACATTGTTATTGATAACTTCAGTAGAAGTTGACCCGTCTGTGTTTGTGGCTGTCATATTTGTATCGCCATTTTTGGCATACACACCTAAAGTTACCGATGTTACAGTTCCAGTATTTGTAGGGTTTACATCAATAACAATGTCATTTTGTGGATTAATAATAGTAAGAGCAGAACCAGAAGTTTGCGGAGTGTTCCAGTTTCCACCAATAGAAACACCTGTTGACCCTGAAGAAGAAGTTACTGGCGTAGTTCCATCAGCACCAGTCGTAACAGTTACAACAGTTGTGGTGTTATTAGTAAAAGTTTCTGTTGTAGTGGTTGTTGTATTAGCAGAATCTGCCGCCGCCTGAGCATCTGTTGCTTCTGTTTGAGCAATGGCAACTACTGCTTCTTGAGTATCTACCGCTGCTGATGCTTGAGTAAGAGTGGTTTGTGCTGTTTCTACTACCGCTGTTTGGGTTGTAACTGAGGTGGTTGCTTGGGCCAGAGTTTGATTGGCAGTTTCCGATGTTGCAACTGCTGTTTGTGCTGTTGCAACTGAAGTTGTTGCTTCTTGAGTAGCACTACTTGCTTCCTGTACTTGCGTAGTTGCGTCTGCGACTGCTTGTGTTGTTGTTTGAGATGGTTGTGATATTGATGATGCTACCTCCGCTATCTGTACGACTTTTTCTTCAAGTGTTGTTACAGTAGATGCTGCTGTTGCTACAGCAGTTGATGCTTCAGTTAGTGGGTCTTGCGTTGACTCCGCTGAAGAACCTGTTTGGATCACCTCCGACGACGCAGTTGAAGTTGCGTTGTTATTGGTTCCAGCATCACCCCCTTCAGAAGACTGGGCCTCTTCGGCCACGGCGGTTGTTGGACTAAGTATCCCATAAATAAAAGAAAGTATCGGGACAGACAAAATATAAAGAAGAGTCCTTCTTCGGACCTTCTTTGTAATAATACGAGCGCGACAAAGCACGACGAGATACTCCCACCATAGGTAATCTCATACAGAAAAATCTGTATCTTCCAGTGCTTATTTTACAGTATGTAAATAAATAAATTACTTTTTGTTGCGTAAATGTGCGTGACGAACAGTGGATGCATACCACTTTTCTCCACCAAGAGCAGTAGGAATAGCGTCTCTATTGAGACCTTGCGCTATCAAGTTATATGAAAGACCTAAACTTCTTTCTCTCTCAATTCTATCTTTAATTGATTCATTTATTAGTGGTAGAGGTCCTAAATCAATACCCCAAACTTTTCCGTTATTGCGTCTATCTTGGTGTACATCTTTCTGTCTAAGCGAAATCATTCCGCGTTCCATTTCTGCCATAGCAGACATAATGGTTACAACAAACCTTCCTTGATAAGTTGCAGTATCTAAACCTAAATCAAGAAGTGCTAGACGCCAGTTGTATTTATGTGAACGGTCAACAATGCTAAGAAAGTCTCTTGTAGAACGAGCAAGTCGGTCAAGACGAGTTACAAAAAGAGCCTCTGCTTCTCCTTTATCTAAACTGTTTAGTGCAGCAGTTAAGACTGGTCGCCCCGTAATGTTTTTTCCAGAGCGACCCTCTTCACGAAGCATCTCTACTTCATACCCTTGAGACTCCGCTGCATAGCGAAGTTGCTTCTCTTGGGCATCAAGGCTTACGCCATCGTCCACTTGCATCTGGGTAGATACACGGGCATAGCAGTAAGCAATCTTTTTCTTTTCGGTCAAGGAGCGACTCTTCCATTCTTTATAAAAGCATCGTGAGTTATAGGCATCAACTCTTTGAATATCTCTTCGTACTTCTCTGCAACCATTTCAATCTCCCTCTGGGGGTAAGAAGGAAAACGTTGACCCTCAACATTTCGGCGAAGAGATAAAAAGTTCATCAAAGCACGAGCGTTCATAGTTACGTATGCAGATGAGTAAATTGTTAGTGGAAGCACCCCTCGTGCTACTTCACGAGCAACACCGCTACGAAGCATATCTTCGTAGTTTTGGTATGCCTCTTTACAAGTCCTTCTGTAAGAGGTCAAAGTTATTGCCATCTGCTCAGCGTTACCTGGTTCAAAGGTATAAGCCCCTGGCTTTCCAATTTGAAGAAGTTTTCTATCTGAACTAGGGACATAGAACTCTGGCTCTAAAACCCGATAACGCCCAGACTCTTCGTTGTAGGAAGCCATGCGATGGCGCATATGTTCACGCCAAACAAAGATAGGGGCTTTGACATAAAAAGTGAAGACAGAGTGCTCAAAAGGTGAGCCATGCCTATCCCTCATCAAATAACCAATAAGACCAGTAAGTTTCTTGTTATCGTCGTTGTCTTGATAGCCAACTGTGCGCTCGCCAATAGTGCTGACTCTTGCTGCAAAAGCAATGTCTTGGTCAGAAGCGCTGTGCTTGACTAACTGAACATCAACATCGGATTTGAAGTTGATGTCCAAGGCTTACTCGTCTTTGTCTTTTACAATTCTAAAACTCTTGCCTTTGGCAAAGTTGTTGATGGCTTTATCGTAAGTTCTATCAATAGGGCTCTTACTTCCCTTTTTAGAAGACTTCTTAGTAAATACCTGAACTACTGCCTTTGCGACAGCGTAAGCCAGAACAACACCGAAGGCTCCAACAATAAACACCAAACCCCATCCAACAATGGATAAAGCCAGTTCAAACGCTAACTTGAATGGATCTTGCCAGTCTAGATTCATACTTTCCTCTTTTTCTAGGGAGAATCCCTGCTATTAGTATACAGACTTAGACCTAAGACTGTACAGATAATCTAACAATATCACACTGTTTCTAAGTGTCACATTGGACGATTTTTGCCTAAAAGACGGTTTCTTTAGCCTAATCTACGTCTTCTTCTGTTAGTAAGTCTTCATGGGGAACATAAACAATACAAGGAAGTCTTGAGTCTCCTAGCGTTGAACGCCATGCTTCTGATGGATAATCCATCTCTTGATACAACTCTTTTAGAAGGTTTTTCCAAGTGTAATTCCAAGACCCATCTGACCCTGCCATAGCCCAGCCGACTGGATGCTTTTGCCACGCAGAGCCACGCTTATCAACAACTATTGACCCCATAGGTGGTTCTTTCATTTTTTTCATATTAACTCTTTCTTAATGCTCTGAATAGTTGGGCAGGGGTAAGACATCATTCCATCTCCAAACCAACACGCACTACATAGGTGCTCGTATTCTTCCATTGGTTTATGCAATTCCACTACTGCACGAAGGGTAGTAGTCAATTGCTCTACTACTGAGCAAGAATCATTGAGAGAATCTATCTTTGCTAACAGTTCAGCATGAGTCATTTCTTGTGCTCCTTCATATGTCGTGCAAGAGTATGGTGAGCAAATCCTGAACGGACTTCAATCTCCTTCTTACACTCTGGACAGATAACTACTCGGTTTGCTGACATTACCTTACTCACTACATTCACACTTTGCGTAAGGGTCAAAAGAACAGAACTGACATTCCATTCGTTCTTGATGGGCTTTGCAGTAGTAGCGGAACTGGTGCTCGCCGCAGCAAACAAATAGTTCGTCAATGATGTTGTAAAACTTGGTTGAGTCAATGGTTTTTGTAGTCATAGCCTTAAGGTATACCTATACAATAAAAAAGTCAAATCTTTGCGCTCTAGGTCCCTAATAGGCAGAAAAGGACCAAAAAGGGGGGTATTGACTTTGGGAGTTTAGAGGGTGTACCTTCTGCCAAACAATGAAAGGAGTAGGTATGCAAAAGCCTATATCTAAAGTAGAGGAACAGATTGATTGGGATGTTTGGTATCACGAACGTGTGCAACTGGGAGTAAACAACATTGTAAAATCTATAGATAGCAAAAAGAACACGCAGAGCAGAAAATCAGTTTGCGCTTTGTGTAGTGCAAAAATACCTAAAAGAACTACTCACTTATTCAAGCCTCTTATAGGTGCTTGGATTTGTCAATCTTGTTGGGATGCTGAAAACAAAGAAGAGACAAAAAGATAGAATAAAAACTTTAGTTTTTTCCGCTCTCGGTCCGTTATTCAAATGGGACAGATAGCCACTTAGGAAGGGGTGGAGGGGGAGTTAGGTCGGTCAGGGGGACTCTCCAGCCCTTGTAGGAGTCACCATTTGGGTAGGTCTCTTCAACGTAGTATTTTGGAACCATTGCGTCTTCAGCCTTGATTGAGCCAAAGATTTCTACCTCTCTGAGGTCCTCGCTTACAGCGCATCCATAAACAACCCTACCTCGGTCCTTCTCTGTAATTGAGATACGTGGGTCTGTGCGAATTGTTCGTACTTCGGTATTCTCGCCAACATCAGCAAAAGACTTACGAACATAGTGATACCTGTTTGGGTAAATTGGCATATTCCAAGGCTGACCAGTCAGATATGCAACGGCGCACTCGGAGATATTGCTTCTTGCATTGGCAATATCATCTGGAAGAAGTTTTCCGTTCTCCTTGCCAGCCCTGTAGTTATCCGTGTCTTCACTGTTAATCTTTTCTTTAGTTCTTAGTTGACCAAGAAGTATTGCAAGTTCAATATCGCTATCAAGCATTTTAACTATTGTGCTCATGGTTCCCCTTTCAAAGAAACTGATATGCATGACTCTACAGTAAAAACTCAAATAACGCATTTACAACTTGTTAAGTTTTTGTTACATTGATGTTGGTTTATACAAGTTTATGTAAGTCTATAAAGTTAAAACCTATTTCTATACAATAAAAACTTTGTTTTTCTGCGCTCTCTTTCCGTTAAAAGCAAAAGAGGGAGAATAAAACAGGTGGTGTAGGATGGGGGGTATGACAACGGTGATTGGGATTCAGGGGGCTGGCTACTGCGTGCTGGCTTGCGACTCGCAAACAACAGGAGAAACTGGTCGTCCGTATGTGCATGACAAAGTAAAGAAGATTGTTGAGCGTGGTGAGTATCTAATTGCTGGATCAGGGGATGCTGACGCTTGTGACATTATTCAACACCTGTG